ATAGCATAATCTAATTTTGAAACAGATAATGTAAGGTCTTTTTCAAATTGAACACCTAATTCATCTGCGGCAAGTGATAATCTATCTACCCATTCCATTGCTTTTTCAATAGCATATCCTACAACAACTAATAAGCCACCTGAAACTGTGGCACTTAATAAACTTCTTACAGCCAATTTAGCCATTTGAATTACTCTTGCAAAAATTCTAGTTTTACCAATCCATTTTGCAATAGTAAAAGAGAATTTGTTACCTGATAATGACATATTATTCAATGCCAATTTTACTCTTTTAAATGTCGCCTGTAAAATTCTTCCTTGATTAGTTGATTTTTTAATTTGATATTCTAATACTTTTACTCTTGCACTACCTACTTGTACCGACCGTGCTAAATCACGAAATGCTATTCTATTTAATTTTACACTGGTAGCCATTCTCATCATGCCTACACGCCACAATGTAAATTTATGTACTAATTTCAAACCAGCAACGACTACACCTATTACAAGAAATGCTTGTCCTAATTTTGCAATTGATTCTAATAAAGGTTTAAAATGATTACCAATAGTAACAACCATATTTCTGAATGGTATTGTAAACGCAGTTTCAAATGTCTTCTTCATTGATTCTACAATTTGCTCAAAATTCTTCGCTTGACTATCTAGAGGTACACTTGCTACATCAGTATAGTTTTTCAAATTTTCAGTTGCATCAATTAATGATTCATTGTAAGATGCGAAATTATCTATTGATGCAGAAATAAATGCATTTAAAGCACGCTGTCTACCAAATGCTTTACCCATAACTGTTACATTTCCAGCGAAATGTCTATTTAAATCTTGTAATACTTTACCGAAACCAAATGCTTTAATAGCATATTGTGCAGTAGTACCATATAATTTAGACATTATCTCTTTCATTGTATTAGTAGGCTTAATCATTGCAGTCAACATTGCACGGATTTGGGTACCTGCTTTAGCAGTCGACAAACCTTTAATTGTAAATGACGCTAATAATGCATTTACTTCTTGCATTGATACACCTAATGCACTTGCAGTAGGTAAAATATTACCCATAATATTTTTAAGTTCACTCATACGAACTTTACCTAACTGAATTGTCTTCGCAAATTCGGCAAGAATATTATTTGTAGAACCTATCGCTAAACCATAATTGTTATATGCAGCCGCAGTCAATTCAACTACATCAGTTAGCTGAGTTTTTAATGCAATACTACCGCGAATCATATCATTTAATTGACTAGTTGCATTAATAGCATCTGTGTAACGCAAGGATATAATTTGATAAACTGCCTCACTTATTTCTGCTTTCGCAAGACCAAATGCGGCAGACAATTTATATACATCTTGTTCTAATTTTTTAAAACCTATACCTGCATTTGTTAATACAATTATCTCATATAATGATTTCTGAAAAGTATTCAAATTTATTACAGACTGTCTAATATAAATTGATAAGCGAGAAAATACACGATAAAAAGCGGCACGAGCAATTAGACCCATATGTCTATGTGAATCTTCTAATGTCTTATTAGTAACAGCAAGAGATTGACTTACTTTATTAACAGATGCTCTCATTTTCTTAAATGCTTTATCCGCAGAATTTGTACGCAATTCTCTTATCTTTGTTGCAGTACCCTGTATTGCTTGTGATAAGTTATTTAAATTTTCTTTTAATTTAGTAACCTGATTTACGATGTCTAATTTACTAAATGCTTTTAACAGAGATTTTGCAAATTTCTTTGCTCCACTACTTGCATTTAATAAATTCTTACCTAGACCCTCACTACCAATACTTATATCTGTTACAGATTTTTTATACTTATCTGAACTCTCACTCATAAATCTAGTAGATAAACCTAGAGATAATGCTGATGCATTTAATTGTAAACTTGATGTACCTAATGCTTCTATTGATTTTTTTACTAATGTAAAATCAAATGGATTTTTCTTCTGAGCATCATTAACAGCAGTATTGAATTTTTTCAATTCCTCCATAAATTTATGCATCTCATTAATCTGAGTAGTGAAGTCAAATTTTAATTTACTAATTTCTTTTAAAGCCTTGAAACCTTTATCGCTACCTGAACCAATTTTAGTAGACGCACTGCCTAGTGATTGTACAGATTTGACAATTTTGATTATATTAGTTTCATCTAGTTTCGTAAATGCTTGTAATACTTTATATGTTTTATATAGTTCTTGTGCTATTGTAGCATTAATAGATATACTTGAAAATTCTTTTAATGCTCCTACTATTTTTGATATACTATCTACTTTTATATTTGACATCAATGTAATAGTATTAGTAAGTTTATCAACAGAATTACTAATATTTGTGGCAGATGTACCTAATGTAGATGTAGATGTATTTAAAGATTCTAATGCTGTTTGAATTGATTTGAAATTAAATGACGCAGTTCTATTATTAAAATTTTCTAATGCTGTTGCGAAACTATTTACCGCAGTAACCTGTTTAGTAAAATCGAATTTTAAAGTATTCAATGCTTTTAAAGATTCAATTCCTTTAATACTACTATTTCCAATTTTTATTGTAGAAGTACTTAATAATTTAATTGCTGTTACAATTTGTGTAACCTTAGTAGAATCTAAAGTAATAAATGATTCCATTACTTTATATAATTTATATAGACCTGTAGCCACTGTAGATAAATCTGTAAGAGATGAAAATTTATTTACATCTGTAACAATAGTATTAATACTATTTGTTTTTAAGGCAGATAAAGAACTTAATGTTTTAGTCAAATTTGACAAATCAATTTGAGGTATTGTAGTTAGTTTATTTATGACACCTTGTATTTTAGTAATACTTGCATCTAAAGATGTAGTGTCTATATTCATACTAAATAATGCTTTAAAATTATCTAATGCTCTAGGGTCTACATTTTGTAGAGGCTTTAATTTAGAATCTAATCCTTCTGTAATTTTCAGGAAGCTGACTATTCTGTTTAAGTCAGCTGCTTTTGCTTTACTTGCAGATTTAGAAATCTCTTCAAATATTTTACCAAGAAGAGCCACACCCTCCATTACTTTTTCAGTCTTCTTACCCAGCCCGCTGAATGTTTTCACTAATGAATCTAATTGGGTCTTAAGTATTGTGGTATCACCACCCTTACTATTCGATGTTACTGCAGTAAGTTTGGATAAATTGCTCGCCAAATTTACTAAATTTATTCCTGTTACACCTTTAATATTTGCACCAAATAATTTAACAGCCTCACCAATGACATTTAATGAACTCGCAGTGTTACTATCTGATACTTTAAATGTAGCTAATGCTTCCATATTCTTTTTAAAGTTATCAATATTCTGCATTTTATTTATAGATTCAGATAAATTAAGTAATTTTGTAGAAATCTGATTAAGGTTATCCATTTTAAGATTAGATACTTCGCCAGCAACTTTAATAAATTTATTTAATTTTTTGAAGAAACTATCTAGTGATTTTGTAACTGCTTTTCCTTTAAATGCATCTGCAGCAGCCTGTACTTTAATCAATGCATTTGCTAATTGAGTGAATTGAACAGAAGTTTTATTATCAGTTTTAATATTAGATAATTCAGATAATTTAGTAATTAATTCTGTAACAGGTTTAGCATTAAAACCATTAACAGTTGCTTTTAATGATTCCATTTGATTTGTAAGATGACTCATTAAAATAATTTTATCGCTTATTGCAAATGCTGATGCTCCAAATGATGTCAATGCTTTTGATGCTTCAGCACTATTTTTTACTACACCCCTCATCCCTGCGGATAACGCTATCATTGAATTAGAATGTTTACTAATTACATTTGTATCTATTTTTTCTAGTTTTGCAAATGACTTACCGATTGCACTTATATTGGTATTTAAGGATTGAAATGCTGTTTGCATTCTTTTATACCCTAATTTCTTAATAGAAGAATCTAAGTTAGTTAATCCAGTATTCATTCCTTCCAGGGATTTTGTTACTTTATTTATATCAATGATAAAATCATCCATATTACTTTCAATTTCAACTGCCATAATTTTCTCCTATGTTAGATTTCTCGTAAATAATTACCTATTATTCGTCTACTAATTTTCTCAATATGTTTATGAAAATTAGTATTTTTCATATGCTGTATCATTAAAGCATTTGCTTTTTCTATTGAATTTACTCGCGGTTCAACAGATACTTTAAATTGCCAAGTTTTTGTATAAAATGTGAAATTAAATTGTGGTTTTTCTTTTGTCCCATAATCCAATTTAAATGCTTTTCTTCCTGCATAGATACCGTCCTCGATAGAATATTCTCTTCGACCATTTAATGTTTTACCTGTATTCATATGTTTAAGCGGTTTACTTGAAGGGCGTTTCCTTGCGGAAGTAATTGATATTCTAATACTTGTTGCTATTCTTACCTGCTCTGCTAAAGGAATTAAGGTACCTGCTGTCATACCTGTATCAAGTGTACCTCCAGGAGAATCGCTCACCATTGCTCTAATCATTTCATCTACAAAAATTCTTACTCCTTGTTCCCAATGTTTTTTCAACTCCTTAAATAGTTTAGCACTTAATTCTTGTTTTAATTTACGAGGCTTCATTGCTTTGTATTTCATTTTAATATATGCCATTCTTTCACCTCATATTTTATTTGTTTGTTTTGTTTTGTTTTGTTTCCGTTCTAAAAAAATGCCATCAAAATTTGCATTCTGATGGCATTTATCAGATTACTGATATTTACATTCCTGCTCCAGTCTGAAGCCTTAATAATTCCATTTCCTCTTCCTCTCTTATATTTTCATAAGTAAGAAGAGCAATTTGCATATGTGGGTTGCATTCATCTAATGTTGCTTTTACCCCTGAGGGTCTTAGATTAAGTCTCTCACATAAACGAAATTCCTGATATAAGGCTGACCTACCTTTATACGCAGATAATTTTATTTTTTGGTAGCTTGAGCCTCCACTTGATTTGACAGGAAAAGTTTTCTTGCCTCGTCAAACTTACTCTCATCTAATGCGTTGACTGACATTATAGCATTAGTGATATGATTTACTTCCATAACTGTTAAACCACTTGTTTCAAACTCACTTATATAGTTTTCATAGGTTTCAGGTTTTTTCATATCCACTGTATCCCATTCTAAACCATCTGTATAAGATAATGATTTTAAAATCATCCAATGAGAGCGTACTTCATTATACTCATTCATTTGTTTTACATATGTAGGGTCTGTTAAATCATTAACTGTTAATCCTGTTTTAATATTTGTTTTAACAGGTGCCTTAGGTTCATTACAGATTGCATCAAACTCTTCAAAATTTGATACTACACCTACTTTAAATACTAATGGTTCCTCGTCTCCTCGTGGTATTACTACTACTTCAGGTTTACGACCGCTGATTTCTTTTCCTTGTAATTTCATTTCATTTGCCTCATTTCTTTCAATTAATTAATTAATTGTTGTTATTATTATTATTTCTTACGAATTGTGTTGCCAAATCTCCTATTATAATCATAATTATAAGTATAAATTATAATAGGAGACCGTGAGGCAAACACGGTTTATTGTCTAACTGCCTATGTAGATACTAAATCTATGTAGATAATCTTATGTTGATACTGAATATCTTTCAAAGATTGGTTCTAATGCATTACACTTACCTGGTATTGTAATAGTACCGTCTTTCATATTGAAACCATTTTCATCAACACGGAAGTCAGGGAAAGTAATTCTTTCTGCTAATGTACCGTCATCACATTCAGGTTCACATTCTAGAATTAAATCCACAGCATAAGGTTCACACGCATCTTCAGCTGTTGAAATCCAAGATGAAGCGGCTCCTTTTCTACGCAATGCTTCATATGGAGTAACAGGTTCAGACCCATTAGAGAATCCATTTTCAAAATCTCCGCCTACAGTAACAGGCATTGGTTCTTCATCTCCTGCTCTTACAGCACCTAGTCTTCCTCTGTTTTTACGATATTCTAACGGATTTGGAATTGTCCATTCTACATTACCTTCTTCGCCCAATTCTAATGTAATACGATTAGGTGTACCTGGAGTACCGTCTTGAATGTAAACTTTTGCATACTTTAAATCTTTAGTAGCCATATTCTGTTCCTTTCTAATTTAATTTATTATAAACTGCTTGTCAGTCTACTGATAAATTATTCGTTTAATATAAAATAATAATGTCCTTCTACATCTGATACTGATATCTTTTCATTTATACCTGTATCTCCAAAATGAGCTACATTTAGAGGTTTACTACCATCATAATTTAATTTCATACAAGTAAAATATGACTGGTCGTCTGTAGGTTCACTTCCTAATTTGAAGATACCGATATGCTCGGTAAACCTATCTAATACATCACCAGTTATTTCCAAATATTTATATAAATTATGTGGGTCTCTTTTACAATAAATTTGTACATCAACTTCGCAAGTATATTTCACCTTGCCACTAGACAGTCTGTCTATGTGTGGTCCGTCAATTTTTAACTCAATCCAAGAATCTAAATCTTCAGTTGCCCGCTGGTTACCTGTTACATAATAATTATAATTATCTGCTAGAGTACTAAAATGTTTTGCTACACTTGCAAATAACCATTTTGGTATTTCTTTTCTCATAATTATACTCCCTTCAATTTTATCAGGTAGGAAACTGCTTGAACAAATTCAGAAATATTTTCTATCTCAAATTTATCTCCTGTTTGTAAAATAATGTAATCATCTAAATGTGTTTTCGTTTTTTCTATAAAAGGAACATCTCTAATGTTAACGACAATTCCCAAGTCTTCTTTTTTTACTGCACCGTCATAAACAAAATTATTATTTGCGGCAAGGTAAGTAAAAGTATACTTAGGTTGACTCAGATGCCTGATAGGTTGCACAATTGCACGATGTATTCTATATTTAGATTCATCATGCAACTGTTCACCTGTATTATAGTCTTGTGTCGTTTGATTTCGAACGACCCATTCGATAGGTTCACCGTAATCTTTTACTAGACTATATAATGCTCTTCGCATTTGCTGATGAACTCTATTTCTATACATAATGGGTCTCCTAATTTAACCGAAAAATACTAATCCCATATCGTCTTCTATTACTTTAGTACCTAATAAGAAGTCAATATTAACTTTATTTTGCAATTCATCCATATCATAACCTATTGTAGTTCTCATAGATAAACCGTTATAAGACTGTACTGCACTTTCAAATGCTGGTGTAATTGGTCTTGATAAAGGTCTAGTTACAACTGCAATCGCATTTTTAACTAGAGAAACATTATAGTCTCCTGCTGGACCTAGATTTGCAGGTGAGTTATCTGTAATAGCAGTATCTAATGGACGGTCTAACATTACTTCGCCACTTATAGCGTCATAAGACATTACCATATATTGAGATTCTCCTAAACCTATTAATTGTCCTATAACAGGTGCAACAGTAAAGTTATCACATACAATTGGTTCTTCCCATCCTTGTACATAGTCTGATGCACAGTTAACTAAACCACCTTGTACAAAATGAATTGCCGCAGTATCTGAAATTTCGTGTCTTAATCCACCTTTAATTACAAAATGAGTTGCATCAGTCCAAGACTCAATTCTATAAGGATACATAGAACCTTCAAATGTAACATAAGTACCTTCCGCTTGTGCAGGTGCTGTTGAACAATTAATGTTAGTATCACCGATTGAATAGCCACCTGTGTGGTCTACCTCTCTGTCAACTGTTGCAACAAGTTCAGCAGGAATTGTAGGTACAGCAGAACCTCTTACGAAGTTTTGTGCTAATTTTCTGCCTATTAATGCTTCACGCATTGCTAAGCCACCGTCGCCAGTTGTATTTGCAGATAAGAATAAATCTGTATCTAAGAACTGCGTTTCTGAATTAGGTGCTAATGCAGTATTACGAGGATGAGGTGCTAATACATTATTAAAATGTTGATTAATCAATAATCCTCTTGATTTTGCATTTGCATTTGTCAAACTTCCTAATTGCCCTACAGTGTTTTTTAATAAACCTGTAATTGCTCTACCTGCTAATACTTTTTCAAATCCAAGAACCATTGCTTGAATTGAAGGATACATTACTTCTGTGACTAAAGAGTCAAAAGATAAAGATAATTGTAAATCTGTTAAATAGAATGCATCATATAAATGCTGGTCTAATTTAATAGCGACATTATCAAATTTAGCCGCTTTCCTCTTAAGTGGGTTAATACCCTTCCGTTGCATTTCTCGTTTTTGTGCTTTATGGAAATTAACTACCTGTCCGTGAGATGCCATTTCATCTTTAAACTCCCAGTTTACCATTTTCCCAAAGACTAATTCCTCCCAAAACATTCTGAGACCAAACTTGTTCCATAACTCGGGTTTCATCGCATCGAGTTGATTTTGCTCTGCCATAAAATACCTTTCTTTTTAATTGTTATTTTTAAATACTAAATAAATTGACATCCTTAAAATTTAGAATGATGTCCTTGTTTTTCACGCAATTTGGAAAATTCTTCCATAGACATATTAATATAATCTATACCTGAACTCGACCCATTGCCTCCACCACTGTTTTGTTGATTAGGAACATTTACACCTGGACCAGACTGTTTTTCTGTTTTAAAGAGATTGGCATTAGCTGAATCTTTTGCCATTTCTGCGATAAAATCTTTGACAGGTTTATCACCAATGTTGAAACTGATTTTATTATCTTTTTTGTCAACTTCTACTTTGACTCTACCTGATAACATATCATAAATTTGATGTGGATTGATTGCTTGAGTGGATGCTGACATAATCTCGTCTTTAATTTTACTATTGAAAAATTGTGTTTTCCAGCCCTCTGCTTCTTGTCTAGCAGTATCTAAATCTTTTTGAAATTTAGTAGTAATTTTAAGCTGTTCTTTCTTTGCAAGTTCTTCTTTAGTCATTAACTCATTGTTTAAATTATTTAACACCTCATTTAAACCTTTATTATCAATTTGTGTACTTGATAATGTAGTGTTTACCTCAGTAAGCTGAGACTGCATTCCTTTCAATTTTTCTTGAAATTCGCGTTTTTGTTCCGCAAGAATGTGATTCATTCTTTCTTGTGAAATGTTATTTTGTGTCCCTGCACCTGCTCCTGCTCCTGCATTTGTGTTTGCTCCTGCATTTGTGTTTGCTCCTGCTCCTGCATCTGCATTTGCGTTTGCACCTGCTCCTGCACCTGTACCTGCTCCATCCGCACTATAACGGATAAGTTGTCTTAAACCTGGCATATTTGCCTCCTAATTAACCCTCACTAAAGGAATATCTTTTCCCTCTCTCAAATAAGGAGAGAGTTCTACCCAGGCATCATAACTAGGTACTCCTGAAAACATATGTTCAGGGGTGTTATCCACATTGTAAGTTGTTTTTACTGATGCAATACTGTCGCTTGTTACTCTAGCATTATTAAATTCTAATTCAGGTTGTACACCTTCTAATAGTTTTAATGCAATTAAAGCAGTCGCGATTCTAACCTCTTCGGGAATAACAGGATTGTCATTCTCATCAAGAGTAAAATTACGAGGAAACTCAGATAACTGATTGTCATCATATTTAGTTCCTTTGTAATTTAATTTATCGATAATGGCTGTTAGGATGTATACCAACATTCTGCCCATAATCTTTCATTTAAGATTGTTGTTGCTTCTTCTCTTGTAATATACATAATAAATCCTTTAATGTTTTAAAGTCAATTTCGTAATCTTGAAGCATAGAATATTTAAGCCTCTCATCTCTTAATATCTTTGCTAATTCTGGATGAGATATTATACATTCATCTGCCGCTTCACTAAGATTTCCGATAATTTTCCACCGTGAATATTCTCCTGTTTTCTTTAACTCTTCTTGAACTGCTTTAATTTTGGTTTCTATACTAGCCGATGTAAGACTGTCTAAATTTGAATCTTCTAAATGCTTGTCGGCTAATATTTCATGTTCAGGATAGCCCTGTAAAGATTCTTGTAAGAGTATGTAGGAAACTGATAAATGTTTCTCTACACAATCTAAACAAGTTTTTCTATTATCAATATCAATATCAATATCATTACTCATTTTATACTCCTTCAGTACCTTGAGTAGT